ATGGTGGCGTTATAGTTAAGCGGCTGATCCCACGTAGGGGATGTGCTATTATACGCTGGTTCGTTAAGGGCAAGGTTGGTGGTAATACTCATTTGTCAGCCTTCCCATCCAGCTTGTCGTAAATACGTTGGAACATGCTTTCAATGTGATCCATGCGTTTGTCCAAATCTTCTTTAAGGACGTATTCTTTTGGCAAGGCGGCTTCTAGTTTACTTAAATCCCGCTGTAATTCTTTAACAGCACCCCATAATTCCCGCATGAGCCACCCAGCTACGGTTAGAATAGCACCTAACCCAAGATTTATGAGGTTCTGAAATTCAACCATAATTAAGATTCCCGGATGATCGCGGTAGAAGTATCCCTGTCAATGGATAGTACACCATAACAGACAATATTCCAATCCATACCATCCCGTTCATCCTTTACGGGAACATTAATATCCAAGTGCTTGAATAGGTATTCTTTGCCGCCATTTTCAAACACCCGCCAGACATGATCTTCCGTCCCGCGTCCCGGCTGGCCCCGTGTTTTATTAAAGCGGATGCCATACTTGTTCATATAACCTCCGCCGCGGGCATAGGTGGATTAGCCACTGCCGTCAGGTTAAAGTGTATGAAAGTCATTGGATCGTTGGAGGCATTACGGGTGAAACTGTGCGCTAGCCAAGCATTGGTAAAGATCAACGTGCCATCTTCTGGGGCAACATTAATGGCATTGCTTGCATGGGTAATGTTGGCGGGATCAAATTCTGGCAAACCTATCTGGACCTTACCAGCACGGGGATCATGGAATGTAGCTACAGAACCGTTTTGCGGCGTTTTAAGGAAGTAAAACCCTACAATCTGCGCCCCATGTGCATGGACGTGCTGATCCATGCCGCTGTATTTGTAATGCTGTTGCGCCCACATTTCGGTAAATGACGTGCTAAAATTACGCACATCGTACCCCTGTTCACCAAGGATATTCCAAGACGTGGCACCGATATAGGCACACAGGTCTTCCATACGCGGATCGTCGTACAAATTGTCTGTCATATAAACAGGGTACACCTCATTGGTGCCGCCCTGTTCCTTTTTGCGCTTTTCAATGTATTCATCAACAACCTTGCGGGTGTTGTCCAAAAATTCCGGCTTTTTAATTACATAAATGGTTGTTGGGAAGCAGTGAATAGGGTTTAGTTCATCTTTTGCATCTGCCATCGTTTATCCCCGTTGTTGCATTTCTTGCTGCATCTTCTCCATATTTGCAATTTCTTCCGCCGTCAAATCACGGACATTCCAAGAAAATACCCACTTGCCGTCCCGTACAAATGGCTGTTCTGAACGTGACACGGTTTGCGTTTTTCCGTCATACGTAGGATCTGCATCAATCTCCACATAATGAATGCGGAAGCCATGCACATTGTATGCGTCAGTGGTCGGGAATATCTCCACAAAATCACTGTACGGCGTATAGCCCAAACCGGGATTGTCCCGCATGAGTTCTTCCGCACCATAGGGATATTCAACAAACTGATTGTCGGTGGTGGTCTTTACATATCCGGTCATGATGATTTGTCCTCAAGAAATGCTGGTGCTTGTTTGGTAAGGAGATCAAGGCGTTCACCTTTCCCTGCCAATTGGGTAAATACCTGCTTGATATGCGGCACTATATGCGTCTCAAAGTCTGGGTGGCACCGCATGGTATTCAAATGGTCATGCGGAATATTGCCTTGAGACAGAATGAAATTCTCCACCCGCCCCTGCAATTCACCTAGCCATTCTTCCCGCTGCATGGCTTCATTGGCTTCTAGCATAGGCAGATGACCAAATTTACGCTGCGGCTCAAGTTCCGCCATGATCTGGTTAATGGTGTTGAGTTCCATAACGGCGGCTTCATGGTTGTTTTTCCATGTGTCTTCCGCTGATTTACATTCAATGATTGTGGCTTCCGCAACCATTTTTTCCCAAGGCTTGGCGTTTTCATCCGCTATGATAGCCTCATTCTCCATGATTTTGGCTTCACGTTTCATCTTTTGGGCCTTGGAATGTTCAACCTTGACCTCCATGTCAATGCGCTGACCATATAGCAATGCCCATGCGCCATCTGGCGTATAGCAGGACCCCGCCATGAAGTGACGGAGTTGGAAGTCTGAATTATTGCGGTGCGGTTTACTGTTCATTTACCTATTTACCCCCGGTATACCATTTGATACTGCTGAACCTTCGTTAGATGCAATACTAGCTGCGGTTGCCGATGCATTACTACAACCAGAATATGTATATTTATTTCGGGTAGTTGAAGGGCCTGAAATACAAGCATTATACCCTATTGCAAAAATACCGGTTGTGGAATTTCCTGTAGCAGAACCATAAGAACCACGTGCAGTTGCATTAGTTCCTGAAGTTACTGTGCATCCAGAATATGTGTATTTATCACGAAAGGTAGTTTGGTTATAAGGATATGGACGATTGCCTAAATTAAAAATACCAGTTGTAGAATTGCCCGCAGCTGATCCAGCATACGTTACGTATGAAGCAGCTGTTGCGGAGCCATTTGTATCTCCTGAATATGTATATTTATTGCGGGTGGTTGATCCTTGGCAAACATTCACACATCCTAACGCAAAAATTCCAACCGTGGAAGACCCTGACGCTGATTGACTACTTGAACCAGTAGTGGCTGATGTTGCAACAACACTTGTATCGCCAGAATAAGTATATTTATTTCGGGTACTACTAGGTGGTCCTGAAGTAACTGCTCCTAAAGCAAATATTCCAATAGTAGAATTTCCCGAAGCTGCTCCAGTATAAGAAGCAGCACTTGCTGCGGTAGCTGTTCCATTAGAACAAGACGAATAAGTATATTTATTACGGGTGGTTGATAAACCGCTAGAACACCCTAAAGCAAAAATACCAATTGTGGCATTTCCGGCAGCTGAACCGCCATAAGAAGCAACACTTGCTGCGGTAGCTGAAGAATTTACACATCCAGAAAATGTATATTTATCACGGGTAGTGGTAGCAACAAAAGAACCATTTGCTCCTAATGCAAAAATGCCAACGGTAGCTTCATTTAAATTCCCCGCCACAGGCCACAATCCCGCCTTCTGCCAACCCACCATTTGGTCAATAGTCCATACACCAGATGCAGCACCACATTGGTAAGGACCAGCAGGTGTTATAGGTGATTTGGTGATGAAAGACCCCTGATAAGTTCGGGACATTATACGTTTACTCCCGTAGTACCGTTGGATGCGGCTGCACCATAGCAAGAAGCAACACTTGCAGCCCCGCCAGTAGAAACAACGCAGCCCGAATACGTATATTTATTACGAATTGTTGACTTACTACCATTGTACCCTAAAGCAAATATACCAACACAAGCATTGCCAGCTGCCGAACCTTGCGCCGAAGCGCAAGTTGCTGCTGTTGCAGACGCATTAACGCAACCAGAATATGTGTATTTATTACGGGTAACTGTGGTTGACCCAGCGCAATTTCTTCCTAATGCAAAAATTCCTGCAGTAGAATTGCCCACCGCAGACCCGCATCGGGAGGCTACCGAAGATGCTGTTGCAGAAGCATTAACACACCCAGAATATGTATATTTGTTACGAATGGTTGTGGCAACAAAAGAAGTATTGCCACCCAATGCAAAAATTCCCGTAGTAGAATTGCCAGTAGCAGCGCCTTGTAAAGAACCTGCGCTGGCTGCGGTAGCGGAAGCGTTAGTGTCACCAGAATACGTATATTTGTTTCGGGTAGTTGACGGAGAACAAGCTATACAGCCTAATGCAAATATTCCAGTTGTTGAATTTCCTGTGGCGGATTGATAATTAGAAGCGCAAGTTGCAGCTGTAGCAACTATATTAGTATTATCAGCATACGTATATCTATTGCGAATAGAAGATCGGGAGCCAACGCTTCCCAAAGCAAATATACCAACGGTAGAATTACCTGCTGCCGACCCTTTTGTTGAAGCGCAAGAAGCTGCTGTTGCCGATGAAACAACGCAACCAGAAAATGTGTATTTATCGCGGGTAGTTGATGCCCCCGGTGCTTGTCCTAAAGCAAATATGCCAACAGCCCCAACTGCTGGTGGTGGATTAGGCCAATTACTAGCCGCCACCGCTTGCATCTGCTGTACTAAGTTCCATGAGCCGGAGTAATTAGGCATTATACGTTTACTCCACAGGTTCCATTGGAGGCGGCGGCACCGAAACAGGAAGCTGCACTTGCGGCGGCTGCTGATGCGTTTGTACTGTTTGAATAAACAAATTTTTGCCTAGTAATGGTTCCACAACCCGTACCAGAACATGCCCCTAACGCAAAAATACCAGCCGTATTATTCCCAGCAGCAGATATACCGCAACTTGATTGAAGTGATGATGCGGTTGTTGAAGCGTTTGTATCGCCGGAATACGTATACTTACACCGTTTTGATCCGGCGTTTCCTAAAGCAAAAATACCAATTGTAGAAGTTCCCACAGCGCCGCCCCATTGTGAATTACATGAGGATGATGTTCCAGTGGTTACAACGCAACCAGAATATGTATATTTATTGCGGGTGGAATACGCACCAAAGCCGCCTTGAAAACCTAATGCAAATATTCCAACTGTAGAATTACCCGCTGCCGCACCACGGCTATTAGTAGCAGTAGCGGCAGTGGCCGACGAGACAACACAACCAGAATAAGTATATTTGTCACGGGTGGTTGATGAGCATGGAGTTCCGCCTAAAGCAAATATGCCAACGTTAGAATTGCCCGTTGCTGACCCACCGTAAGAAGTTGCTGTAGAAGCAGTTGCCGATCCATTAGTGTCACCAGAATAAGTATATTTATTGCGGGTTGTTGAACCATTAATAGTGGGAGAAGCACCTAAAGCAAAAATGCCAAATGTTGACGTTCCCGCAGCCGCACCCCTTTGCGAAGCAGCACTAGACGCTGTTGCGCTTCCACTTGTATCGCAAGCAAATGTGTATTTATTGCGGGTTGAACCGTTACCAACACCCTTTAAATAACCTAATGCAAAAATGCCTACAGTTCCCGCTGCAACAGGTGTTGCACTGCTACTGGCAGCGCTAAATGCCGATGGTCCATACGCATTGTTGGCGCTTACGGTAAATGTGTATGCCGTTCCATTGGTAAGGCACGTTACCTGTACAGGTGATGTTGTTCCAGTACCCGTTTTAAAGCCGGGATTGGATACAGCAGTGTATGACGTAATAGCCCCACCACCAACGCAACTAGGAGCGGTAAACGCTACACAAGCCTTTGCATTAACGGCACCGCTGACCGCACCAATAGTAGGCGCATTTGCTACTTTTAAATTATTAAAAGCACTGATTAAGCCGCCAATATACCGCTTGGACATAATGTTACCTTGCGCTAACTTATTGACTCATAACTTATGCTATACGTAATACCGCTTGCCGTACCAGAAGTTACGGTGATTGATGTACCTTCCATAAGGTATATTGCGGTGGTCTTGTCCGTAACAATCAACGACGCATTGGCGGGGACCGAAACCGTGGATACAACCGGATATGCCGTACCGCCTGATGGGGCCGATCCCTGCGCTACCGCACCGTTAGTGTAAATTGACACAGTAGCGTTAACTGCGGTTGAACCGTTTACGTTGGCGGCCACAATTTGGTCAATACGATACACGGTGTTGGAGCCTGAAGCGTTTGCCAACAGGACCACTGCGGATGTGCCTGACGGGGTGTAGTAGGTTGTATTGCCTGTAAGCGTTGTTAACGCAGCTAAATTGGGATTTGACACGTGAAACTCCTAAAAACCCAGAATCATGGAATATGCTATCGCCTGTGCCTTGCTAGGTCCAGACGCAGCAGGTGTTGAAGATACCCACGTCGTACCGTTTGACGTTAACACATTGCCAGATGTTCCCGGCGCAACAACTTGTAAAGCCGATGTGCCATTGCCTAACAATACATTATTTGCGGTTAAACTACTAGCCCCTGTACCGCCGTAAGCTACACCAATTACACTAGCATTCCATGTTCCGCTGGTAATTGTGCCAATGCTGACCAAAGACGAAAGCGTTGTGACCGCCGTGTTAACCAATGTTCCCGATGTGGGCAGCGTTACGTTGGTGGTGGCTGTTGTCGTCAAGGTTAAGGAAAAAGCGCCTGACGTGGCAAGGGTTGAACCATCCGCCAAGGTTAAAGTAGACCCCGTGGCAGGGGTCGTAATAGTGACTTTGTTAATGGATGTAGCGGAAGCAACACCTAATGTCGGCGTTACAAGCGTTGGCGACGTAGCCAATACGATGCCGCCAGACCCCGTTACGTTTTGGCCTAATGCAGTTTGAACACCCGTACCAAAAGAAGTGATTCCCGTGCCGCCATTGGCAATATTCAATGTGCCACTTAATGTTACAGCACCAGTTGTAGCTGTATTAGGAGTGAAGCCTGTAGTTCCTGCGCTGAATGATGAGACATTTGTAGGCAATGTCGCCCATGATGCTGTCGTGCCGTTGGATGTAAGAACATAACCATTGCTGCCAATAGCTAACCGCGTTGCGCTATTAGTTCCATTCCCGATGATTAAATCACCAGTAGATGTAATAGGCGATAGCGCATTAAAGGCTGTGGAAGCTGTCGTTTGCCCAGTACCGCCGTTTGCAATTGGCAATGTACCCGTGACGCCTGTGGATAATGGCAAGCCTGTAGCATTTGTAAGGGTGGCAGATGAAGGCGTACCCAAAGCTGGCGTTACCAATGTTGGCGATGTTGCCAACACAATGCTGCCCGATCCGGTGACATTCTGGCCCAATGCCGTTTGAACGCCTGTGCCAAAAGACGTAATACCCGTTCCGCCGTTGGCAATGTTTAACGTACCACTAAGTGTTATAGCACCTGTGGTTGCGGTATTGGGCGTGAATCCCGTTGTGCCTGCGGAGAATGAAGAAACCCCGCCAGAAGATGCTGCCCACGATGCAGTTGTGCCGTTAGACGTTAGCACATACCCGCTAGTTCCTATGGCAAGGCGCGTAGCACTATTGGTGCCGTTACCAATAATAAGATCACCAGTTGAAGTAATGGGAGACAACGCATTAAACGCAGCCGATGCCGTAGTTTGACCTGTTCCGCCGTTTGCTATGGCTAATGTGCCACCCAACGTCAATGTACCTGACGATGTAATAGGACCGCCTGTAACCGTTAATCCTGTCGTGCCGCCTGATCCGTTAACACTTGTTACAGTACCCACGCCAGAAATAGTGGTCCAAGCAGGATCAGCACCTGCACCTTTGGTTTGCAATAATTGGCCTGATGTACCCGGCGACAGGCCAACCCAACCACCAGAACCACGGAAAAGCATTTCACCTTGCGTGCTACCAATATTGCTATCCAAAATAGCAGACAGCGATACAGCCGTTGGGACAGCCGATGCCGATGAATTATTAGACAGAATGGTAAACGCAGCTTGCGATGCTAATGCTATGGTTCGATTTGCGGTTAAATCGCCGCCACCAGAAAGACCAGAACCAGCAGTAATCGTAATAGAAGATGCCGCCGCGCCGATTGTTGCAGGTGTAATTGTAGAACTGGATGCTGCCGTGATGCGACCATAACTATCCACCGTAATTGTGGGAGCGGATGATGTGGAGCCATACGTTCCCGCCGTCACACCCGTAGTAGGCAATGAAATAGTGCCAGTAGTGGTTATCGTACCTCCAGATAAACCGCTACCAGCTGTCACTGATGTAACCGTACCAGTGCCGTAAGCCTGTGCTTTGACAAATGCTGTTGTGGCAATCTGTGTGCTGTTGTCGGAAGAACCTGCCGTTGGAGCCGTAGGCGTACCCG